TTAGCTGTTTCTGCCATAGAGTTTAGCCTGTACTAATTCTGGATCAACAGTTGGCATAACCTGTGCAAGTTTTGACAGAGGGTTGCCGTCATAAGCAACACCGCTAATATCATTAGCTTTTAACCAATCGCAGGCTGCTTTTAAGTCTTGAGTAGTTGCCTCTCCAGCTTTAATGCGAGAGAGGAACTCTTTTGTAACTAGATTATGCAACTCGTTAAACTGATCTTCGGTTGCTTTTTTGTTCATTATCTTTTTTTTGCTGTTTTAGCTGCACGTTTAAAATTAGCAGCAGTAGGAGCACCGGCTTGTCCGGGCTTTCTCATCTTTTCGCCAGAACCTTTTTTAATTCTTAAACGTTTGGCGTGGATGTTTGCATAGAGTCCTCGTTTAGCCATTAGATGTCTTTTAAAATATTTTGGATTCTGTTTTTTTTCTTTGCTTGAATGTCTTTTAAAGATGGTTTAATCTTTTTCATACTTTCCCAAAGAGTTGGCTTTTTTTTCTTTTTTTCTTGTCTGTCAGATATAGAACCAGACTGTGAGCCATCCATGTCAATAGTTTTAGCCATTATCTATATCCCTTTTTTCCGCCTTTACCTTTTGACCCACAAGAGCCTTTGCCTTTATGTGCCATTATTTTTTCTTCCTCATTGCTTGCATTAACCTCTTTT